ATGAAACGCACAGACATAAAGCGCCGGCCGCTGGCCGACACAGTCCTCGCATCCCTCGAACCAGAAGCCAAGGAATATCGCGAAACCTACGGCGTCGACCGCATCTATTTTGTTGTCGCGCCCAATGGGCGGAAGCGGTGGGAGCTGCGATTCAAGAAGGAAACCGGCAGTTGGTCCTTCATGGGCCTGGGCGGTTATCCCGAGGTCTCCGCAAAGAAAGCACGCGAGAAAGCTCAGGAAGCGATCAAGCTCATCGAGCGCGGTGTCGACCCGGTGGCGAACAGGACTGCCGTCGCCGCTGCCGAGACCATTGCCAAGCGCAACACCTTCCGCGCTTCCGCTGAAGCCTGGTACGAGAAGAAGACCAAGGAAGGGCTGGCCCAGTCAACTTTGGAAAAAGTCCGCACTTACCTCGACAGCGACATCCTTCCAGCGCTCGGCGACAAGCAGCTCGACCAGATCACCCGTAAAGACTGTGCCGACCTCCAGCTTGCTTTTGAGAAGCGCGACGCCCACAACGTGGCCAAGAAGGCGCGGGGCTGGCTCAACAAGATCTTCAGCTTCGCGATCGCCAGCGGCCTGACCGAAAACAACCCCGCGAGCGAACTCCTCGCCGTGGCCACCCCGCCGCCGGCGACTGAGCAGTACCCACATCTGCTCGAGCACGAACTGCCGGACTTCCTGCGCGCGCTGCGGAAGTCCACAAGCCGGAAAATCTCACTGACCGCTGGCTGGATGTGCCTTTACACGGCGAGCCGCCCGGGCATGGTCCGATTCGCCGAATGGTCTGAGCTCCAGCTTGATGATGCGATCTGGGTAATTCCTGCCAACAAGATGAAGATGCGCCGCGACCATGTGGTGCCGCTGTGCGCTCAGTTGGTGGCGATGCTGAGAGACCTCCACGACTCAACTGGCCAGAACAAGTGGGTTTTCCCTGGCACCGGGAACCGTACGCCGGTGATCAGCGAAAACACGATCGGGAAGGTTTACGCGCAGGTTGGCTATAAAGGAAGGCTAGTGGGGCATGGAACGCGACATACGGCGAGCACGCTGCTGCGTGAGCACGAATGGCAGAAGGATTTCGTCGAGGCGATGCTCGCGCATAAGGAGGAAGGCGTGGCGGGAGTTTATAACAAGGCGGGCTACTTGAAGCAGCGGCGGGAAATGATGCAGTGGTACGCAGATTATTTGCATGCGCTTGAAACCTGCTCGACTCCGCAGCCGGGTTCCAGGTCTGTCGAAAATTAAACAATACACCTGGATCGGGGGGTAGAGACGGATAATTCCGGCCGGCACCTACCCTGCCCATGACGAGGCTTTGTGAGCGAGCCGCGAAAAATCAGCGTTTTTGACCCATATACGGATAATGGATCCGCCATGATTTCCGCTATCACGCACCGCGATTTTGACGGCAAAATGACGAGGCTTTTTTGACGCCAAGGCCCCGGAGACGCCCGCTGGTCGGCGCTTTTGAACTACGACAGGAATAATTCAATCTTTCAAAATGCCATCACTTCAGTTTAGGTTGTGCTGGACGACATAGAATTGCGGATTGTGACGAGTAAATGTCGCCTATTGTTTTGGAGCCATTTTGCCATGTATGATCCGCGAGCAACTGTCAGCTATGTGCTTGAAGTGGTTAAAAAATGACCTATCAAGGGCTGCTGATTGAGATGTCGGCGATTTTCGCTGTCTTATAAATCGCCACCACCTGCACGGGGTGGCAATCAGGCTTAAGGTCGGTTGGCCTTTTTCCAGATGGAGCCTGAGTTGGAATATCGACTCATATTGGAGATGAAATAGTAATGGCTATCACCACTGCACAGATTCAACAGCTGTATGTTGCCTACCTCGGCCGCGCCGCCGACAAAGCTGGCTTGGACTACTGGTTCAACCAACTGAACGGCAGCACCACCACCCCGGCTACCCTGACTCTGGAAAACCTGCGTGCTAACTTCGTCAACGAGCAGCCTGAGTACACTAACGCGTACGCTGGCCTGACCCGCAGCGAAACCGTTTCCAAGATCTATCTGCAACTGTTCGGTCACCCGGCTGATGCAGCAGGCCTGGAATACTGGACTACTGGCGGCGGCGCTTCCGTGAACACCGACCAGCTGTTGGTTGCATTCATCAACGGTGCTTCGTCTACCGACGCTAAAATCGTTGCTAACAAAGTTCTGGTAGCCGAGGTTTACACTTCTGCTGCTGGCACCAACTACGCCTCCGACGACGCTAAAGCCGCTATCGCCAACGTTGACGAAAGCACCACTTCCGTTACCGCTGCACTGAACGATATTTCGGCACTGCCAGGCATCGCTCTGCCTGCCAATGTTGCTATGGTTCAGGCTGACATTGCTGCTCAGGCTGCTGTGACCTCCTACGAAACTTCGAAAGTCGCTTCGCTGGTCGCTCTGAATGACAAAGTTGTTGCCCTGAACGCTACCTACGGCGCTACATTGGCTTCCGTTGAAGACGGCAACGACACCAACACCACCGTTGATTACGCTGAAGCTGCGAACGCAATCGGCAACACAGTTGCTCTGCGTACTGCTATCTCTTCCAGCACTACTGCTCAGCTGAGCACTGCCTCGACTGACGCAGCTAAGAAAGTTGCTGACGACCGTGCTGAACTGGTTGCCAACGACCCTAACGCTGTTGCCAAAATCGCTGCTTACAACGCTGCAGTTACCGCTGACGCTAAAGTTGCAGCAGTTTCTGCTGACACCGTTGCGACAGTTGAAGGCGGCCTGGATGGCGTGATCGGCGCTGGCTCGAACAAAGCGACTTTCGACGCAGCTGCTGCTTCGTACAAAACTGCTTCGGGTTCGGCTACCACCATTACCGACGCAGCTGATCTGTACGCCGCTATCAAAGCTTCGGCTACTGATACTGCAGCTCTGGCTAAAATCGACGCAGCGTTCAACACTGGCGTATTTACTTCGACTTACGGTTCGCTGAAGTCCACTGCCATTGCTGATGCAGCCAAAGACGCTTCGACCAAAGCCGTAGCTGACGCGACTACTGCTCTGTCCTCCGTACACACCACTACTTACGCTGCTGACTCGGTTGCCGCTGCTAACGCCGCTAAAATCCTGGCTGACGCGCAAGCTGCCGACACACTGGTTGCTCAGGGCGAGGCTGAAACCACTGCTCACAACGCAGTCGTTCAGTCGGGTGCTGATGCGCACACAGCAGTAACTGACGCTATCACTGCTGGCACTATCCACGACATCGACACTGCTGTCGGTGCTGGTGATGCAGGTGGCGCTACCGCTGAGCTGTTCTACTTCAGCGCTATCAAAGCTGCTGACGATGTTTCAATCAACAACTTCTTCAAAGGCGATGCCATCTACGTTGGCCAAGGCTATACCTTCAATTCCAACGTCACTGTTGGTACTGACGGTTACGCTGTTGGCACTAACACTGCCGCGAAGGAAGTTTACTTCACCAAAGACGCTACCACCGGTGACGTTCAGGTCAACATTGAAACCAACGCTGTTGGCCACACTGCTGGCACCGGCACCACCGACAACGTTGCAGTCATCACTCTGACTGGTGTTACCGACGTATCGCAGGTTGCTTACGCTAACGGTGTGATCACCACTACTCACGCTGTTGCCTAATAAGCATCGTGCGTGATGTCCAAGTGAGCTTAGGCTCGCTTGGACGGCTCAAAGAACCCGCTCTTCAAAGGGCGGGTTTTTTATTGCCCGCATTTTTTCGACTTCCCAAAGTCTAAAGACGAAAAAAAGCCCTGCACCTTCGTCAAGGTGCAGGGCTTTCTAGTATCGACATCGACTATTGGAGACAGTCGAGAACACTCTACCTGTGCAAGGTGAAAATGGCAAGTCGACAGCATGTATGCGTTATGAGACAGCGATGCGCGGAAACGTGGCACTTCTACGGTTTCGAATAATCTAATAGCGAAGCTTAGAAAGAAAACACGGGGAGTACAGAATGAATCTGCACGAAAGGCTGGAGGGGCTATTTCGAAAGTTTTTCCATAACAGGCCTCAACGACGCGACGGGGAAATTCTGCGATTCGTCAAATCATTGTCGTTGGACTGCGTCCGGTGTAGAGGCTTGTCGCCACCCGTGAATGGGACAGCTGATCAATACCGGTGCACGAAATGTAAGAAGCAGTTTTCTGGTCCTCATCATCAAATCGATAAAGCGATCTGGCAAACCTCGACACTTACAGCAGTACAGAAGGCCACCTTAAAGAATAATTACGAAGCTTACTCCGGCCAAACGCCAAGCTCTGGCGAAGTCTAGTGACCTGAGACCGCTTACGACTGCTTAAGGCACGTTCTTGAAGAAGATATGATTCCCCAGGACGAGAGTCTTCTTCGCACCACTCGCCCACTTCGGCGCCGACGGCATGCTGGCTGCGTAATAATGAGTTGCCCCGTTGGTTGGGTCCGAGATCTTCCCGTCAATCACCTGGTCAGCAGCAGCGCGGCACTGCGCCAGCTCGCGAAACGGGATCGGCTTCGCCCCGCTGAGAAACGGATAGTTCGGATCGCCCTTGTTCCAGCAACTGAACTGGTAAGGCTTCTGGCAAACGCCGGCATAGCCCTCTCCCCACCACGATTTCTCCCTGCCGTCCTCGACCCGATTCCGGACCGACCAGGCCACGGCGACCATCCCTTCCAGTCCTTCCCCGCGCGCCTCGCCCCATAGCGTGCGAGCCAGAACATCTCGATCTTGCTCAGTCACAGGCATCACATTTCTCCAGGCAAAAAAAAACCCGCACAGGGCGGGCTGTAGATTTCGTTATGCCATCACGTCCAGTCGGCGCGCTGGTACACCTCTGATGATTGAAAGACACGCTCGGGGACAGGTGGAACCGCTCGTTGAATCCCAGTTTTTGCATATCCGTTCGCTTCCATCACGGCGCAAACCAGCGCTCCAATCGACCTTTTAAGTGATGAGCGCTTTACAGTGGGAGTGGTAGCCAGGATTGCCTCGGCGCAGAATTTAACAATCCCTGCGACAGCCGGAAGCTCAAGCGCATCGGTAACAACTCTCATGTTCGTGAACGACTCTTTCGAATTTATAAAATCGATGAAGTTGAACGCGTGCGCGTTGAGCTCATTAAATTGAGATGGATGGGTCTTGGCGAAAGACTCCATATCTGCAGGGCGAAAAGCTGGCATACGAGGCATCTTGTCGAACGGGGTGAACACGATATTGTTCCCATGGCTATTTTGCAAATCGTATCTAATGCAAGCTTAACGTGGGCATTTCAGCTAGAAACGTGTCGAGATCCGGATGCGGCTTTTCGCCGGCCAGCACCGCATTCAGCTCAGTGTGCGCGTAATCCCACACCAGCGAACGCCAGCGGCGGAAGGCCTGGCCGTCTGCTTGGAAACGCGGAACTGCCGGTTCATCGGCGTAGGAAATGGCAGTGAAGAGACTGTCGTAGCCTCGGGCCTGAGCCGCCCTGTCCAGCTCAGTCTGGACCGCAAGCTCGTAGCGCTTGGCGATCTCATCGGCGCTGAGTTCGGCTTCGGCCCATCCTTGGATGAATTTTCCATCCTCTTCCCTTATTTCGCCAGCCACGTAGTCACCAGCAGGCTTTTCATCGTACTGCAGAATCGCCCACCCGGTGCCCTCCAGGCTCGCATCGGTTGGCGGTTCTGGCGGCGACCAGCCTTCCAAGCGAGCCTTCAGCTCGTTCAGGTCAAGGGTTGCCAGTGATTCGGTATTCACAACGGTGGTCATTTCAATTCTCCGCGCATGATCAGCCCGTAGTTGCCGATGATAAACACGACGCCAAAACCGTCCGTGCTGAACATAGAAACTGAAAGCCCCGGGTCTACGAGATTGTTTAAGATTGTTGATGGTACGTTCCACGAGGAGCCACCGTCCTTGTACTCAAGGAACTTCGAGCCTAGCCCCAGCAGCAACTTACGCAGCCCCGCGTAACCCAGGTCAAGATTGCCACCGGTTCCGACGTTTTCACTGGCAGAGAAAGTTGTGCCGGCGCTGTCTCCTGCGACGATACGGTTTATCGTGTCTGCAATGCAGTAAAAAAGGCCGTTCGCGAAAACCGGCTTGAAGGTAGAAATAGACGCAGGCCCAGTCAGGCGGGTGAACGAAACCCCGAGGTTAGTGCTTCGCTGGGGGTAATTCCCAGTGTCCCCAAACATGAACACCGAATCCCCGTAAACGATTGATGATATGGCGCCGGTAGGGCTCGAACCCAAGCTCACGGCGGCGAAAGATGCGCCATCATTGGTGCTGCGGTAGATCAGCTTTCCACCGCCAACTAGTACGGCTCCACCCCCTGCGGCGATGAAAAGAAGTTGGGTGGACCCCACCGAAATAACGGACCAGGTGAGGCCCTTATCGGTGCTGCGCAGCACAGTACCCAAACTGGTTGTAACGAGGAACACGCCGTTTACATATACAGCGGCGTTAAATGAGGTAGCCGTGCCGACACCGAAGGAACGGGAAACGAAAGTTTTTCCATTGTCCGTACTTCGATAAAACGTTGTTCCAGCGACAAGAGTAGCGGGCATTAGAATAACGACCCCGTTGCCGTCGTTAGCTATACCTCTCGGTGGAGCTGACAGTGTCACACCTTCAGGACTGGCTACTAATCCCCACGCGAATTCACCGGCTATCTCGTCTGGAATTCTCGTGGACGGGAATAATCTAGAAGAACCCGGCCAAATGATCCTTACGCAGCCCGCGCCACCAGGTCCACCGGTTCCCGCTGGTCTCCCGATCGCACTACCACCTCCGCCTCCGCCTCCACCGCCAGGAAATTCTCCCGTACCACCATTACCACCTGTGTAGGCGTCACCTCCGGCAGTACCGGCCGTACCGGGCCCATTCACCAGAATTGAGGGCGTGCTAAGAGAAATAGCCAGGCCACCTACACCGCCTACACCGCCTGCTGTGTTCCCCGTGGCGGTCGCCCCGTTTGCTCCGCTCCCAGCGCGACCTAGAGAAACCCCGCCGGAAACACCGCTAAGCAGGGTATTACCGGTTACCGAGTCCACAACAGAAAATGTTGTGCCAGATATGGTGATGTTTAACACCTGCCCGGCGGTGACCGACAAGTTATTCAGATAACGCGCATTTCCGCCCAGCGCTCCGGAACCGCCGGGGCCTGGAGCCCCGGTACCCCCTATGGAGCCGGCGTTACCGACTTGTCCTGGCTCGACCCCCATTATGGAGATTTCAGTAACCCCTACAGGCACAGTCCATGTGCCGGTTGAAGTTATTAAGGTCTGACCCACAACGGCGGTTGGCTCAGACGATAGAAGCATTTTTTTAATCGTCATGTGCCGGCCCCTTTACGACCGATTACGGTTGAGCCTTCGAAGGTGAACAGGAACTCTTGGGACTTGTTGGCGTTCGGAGTTGGCGGTGTCACTCCGCCCGACGCCTCCCACACGATCCCAGCAGGCCAGGTGACGCTGTATCCGGTAGCGCCGTTTGTAACCCGGACTACGACAACGAGCATTTCTGTCGCTGAAAGGCTCGGGACGCCGGTGAAAGTAAACGTCGTATTTGAGGTCAGGGTGACGTCGAACAGGCCTGATGTGCCGAGGTTGAGCGATACCGCGCCTCCGCTCGACTGCTTGACGCTCGGCTCGATGTAAAGCGATTTGATCGCTGTGAGCCACGACACGCCAGTTGCACCAGGTACAACACCGAGAGGCCGCCGGTCATTGCCCGCCAGGCTTGGCAAACCAGCCGCAGAACCTGCCGCAGCGGCGGCCGCCTGGGCTTGGGTCTTCGCCTGGCCTGCAAGCGTGGCGCTGTCCGAGGCTGAGGTCGCGGCGTTTGACGCCGTGGTCGCGTACCCGCCAATGGCAGTCACCTGAGCCCCGATCCACGTCAGCGACGTGTTGATCTCGGGAATAGATTTTTGCTGTGCGATGACCGTCGCGTCGGCCTTTGCGTTGTAAGTGTCCTCATCGTCAGTAAGCAACGGCGGATCGGGTAGCAACGTTAGTTGTGGAACAGCCATTAGTTCAGGCTCCTGACAGAAAGGTTTTGCGTTCCCATACCGTATGTAGGGAGTCCAACACTGAGGTCTTCGTAGGTTCCTGCGATAATCGTGTAGTCCAGCTCTTCCGAGCCCACGTACAGCGCCGCCGTATCACTCAGATCATCAAGCGTGTGCAAGGCGTTAGAGATCTCGTCGCCCTCCATAACAATCTGATAGTTAACAAGCCGTCGCTTCCCGTGCTTTGTCATCGTGATGCTGCCGTCGAACTCCTCTTTAACGGTGGTGTAATTCTTGCGACCGAGTGATGTGTCGTACACCGCTGTGCCGATAACCTCAGACCAACCGAGGATTAGCATCCCAACCTGCGCCGTACCGGCAGGTGCGCTGACGATTACGCGAACATCCGCGTTACTGGCCGGCGGCAGATCAAGGATCGCCAAGTTGTCCCGCCTGGCGAACTTCCCAAAGAAAAACTGATACCAACCGACTCCTTTCTTTTTCGACATGGGGAAGGTCTTGTCGTAAAGAGGGGCCGCTGTACCGGGAACTGTCACCACCACGCGTACGCTTGTCGCCACCACGCCCACCAGACCCATGGCGTTAACGCGCTTGCCTGGTCTGATGGTGAGGTCAATGGCGCCCGGATTGGACGTAAACGTTCCGATCCCCCAGGTATTTCCGATCTGCTTATTGAACATCCGATATTTGTTTATCCAGCCCACTGTTATCCACGCAGCAGGTGTTGCTGTATCCGTGACAGGGTTTCGATTCGTGTGATCGACTACCGCTTCGTAGTTGATACGATCAATAGTCACGCGATCGCCTATCTTGTAATCGGTGGCTGAATTCCAGGCTCCGTAATCCAGATCCGGAAGTGTGCTCAGTACCAATCGGGCTGGAGTTATCTCCAGCCCTGGCACAACAATCATTTTGCTCATGCAACCACCTTGGTCTGGACCACGCCAACAACTTGAGTTCCTACTTCAGCGAGCTGGCCAGTGTTGTCGCTGGTTTTTCGCGCATGGTCGGCAAGCACTGCGAGCCCGTTGCGGATCTCATCACGTAGTGCTCGAAGCTCTGCGAGGGTTGCCGCATCAGAACTTTCCGCACGCGGAGCGCTCATCGCAGCGCTCTGACGTATCGATGGGATGGAAAGTACTGGGCCGCCGGCGGCGAATGCAGGAAGGCGCCCCGCGTTCATCTGATCGAGCAGGCCTGTGCCAAACATGCGCGTAGCCGCCGCGGTCATGATGTATTCGCCGTTCGAAAGGCGAGCCACGATGCTGTCACTGGTGCCGTTGCCAGGGCCGGTGATCAATCCACCGGTGGCGTGACCAGGAAGCAGACTGCCGTTAGCCGCCGCAGCATTCCTGATCGCCTCCTGCAGCTGGGCGACAGTCAGCGCGCCGGACGCCACTTGATCAGCCCAATACTTGGCGCCAGCCGCGTCAGCGGCATGTCCGAGGCTCTGACTGTAAGCGTCCTTGATAGCGTTAGCGGCAGCTGCGTTCTTGATAGCGTCAGGCAGTTGATTGACGTTCAACGAACCCGACGCGACCTGATTTTGCCAGTAGTCTTTGCCGTCCTTCTCGGCGTTGTGACCAAGGATAGCCTGGTAAATCGAGTCGATCAGCACGCCATTGTTCGCCGCCGCACCCTTCCCGCTCAGTCCAGCGATGGCCGCCACCACAGCGGCGTTCATGGCTTTGACTGCATCCGCAACCGTCAACACCGAGTTGTCTACGCCGTTGAGCGCATCCAACTGCGCCTGGGCGAACGCCAACTGATCATCAAGGGCGTCAAGCTGGGCCTGAAGCGTCTTGGCGGTCTGCTGTGCAGTTGTCAGCTGTTTGCCGTTCAGATTGTTCAGTTCCGCAACCACGTTCGCGGTGCGGCCCTGGTCACGATTGAAATCTTCCAACGAGGCGTAGAGGTCAGTCGTGTTGCCGCTGACCACGCTCAAGGCATCGTCAAGGCCATCGAAACCCGCGAGCGATTTCCCTGACCGCGCCTGAGCGAGTGCATTCTGCAGTGTCGCCTGGGCTTGCGAGCGCAGCATCTTCACCGCATCAGCGGAGTCGCCGCGCAGCGCCTTGAGCGCGTTGCTCAGGCTGGTGCTGATCCCAGTCAGATCGCTGACTTTGGTGTTGGCCGTAGCCAGCATGTCGTTGATCGAGGCTTTTTGCGCATTGATCGCCCGTTGCAGAGCGCTGAAGGCATTGCCCACAAGATTCTGCATAGCTGCGGCGGCAGCGGCCTGCTCGTCCTTCTGGCGCTGCTCAAGGATCGAATAGGCCGACGCGGCGCTGCCCGCCAAAGAAGTCAGCGTGACGAACATCTTCTGGCCGGCTTCAGTGGTGCGGTCCAATCCATCGACCACGTTTCGGAAAGCCTGGCGGGTATCCGGGAATGTGACGTCCAGCCCACTGAACTGCTTGCGAACGGAATCGAGGACGTTGTTGGCCTTCTCGGTGTCCGTGTAGAAGTTGTCGTAATAGGTGGACGCCGCCGCTTGCAGGTTCGCCAGCCCGCCAGCCATCGCCGACAGCGATTCGGCCAATTTCCCGCCCGACACCGACGAGTCGTACAGCTTCAAGTTCAGCGTGGTGAAGACGTCGTTCACGCTGTACAGGTTGTTGACCAACGCCGTCAGCGCCTCGAAGTTGTAGCCATCAAGGCCGGTCTCGGTGGCGGTGTTGATGGCCGAGGTAACGGAGTCAGCAACACCAGCGAACCACTTGGTGACCTCTGCCTGGATCTCGTCGGCGGTTTTGCCCTTGGTGCTGATCTGCGTGGCAGCGACGTTCAGCCCGTCGAGCACGCCATCATTCAGCGTGACGTTGAGCTTGTCGAACAGGTCGAATACCGCGCCGGTGGTCGCCGCGTAGCTGTCGTCCAAAGCCGACTGAGTGTCCGCATCAAGGGCGGAATATTTGGTCCGCTTCTTGTTGCTGCTGAACAGCCCGCCCTTTTTCTTCTGGTACTCAAACTGCATTGAGGACAGGTCGCCGTCGGCAACACCCAAGGAAAGACCCTGATCCTTGGTTTGCCAGCTTCCGCCGAACAGCGAGCCACCGATGTAGCTGCCAAGCGCGCCGCCGATCGCGGTACCGATAGCCGTACCAATGCCGGGCACAATCGAGCCAATGGCGCCTCCAAGGTAAGCACCACCGACGCCTCCTGCCGCGCCAGTCGCAGCACCCTTAAGTCCCGACTGGCTGTAGCCGTACAGAGCGCCGCCAACGCCCGCGAGCCCAGTCATCGCGCCATTCAAAGCACCCGACGAAAACTGGTAGCTCAGTGGCGCATAGGTCATCCCGCCACCGTTCAGCGCCGTCCCGACCAGTTGGCCGGCACCGGCATTGATACCGCTCAAAGCGCCGCCGAAGTAGTTGCCCACGCCACCAAGAGCACCGGTCAACCCACCGGATTGATAGCCGGTATAGGCTGCCTTGCCCCACCCGGTGACAGCACCGTACAGCGATGATGCGCCGCTGAGTAATCCGCCAGCGCCACCGCTCGAGCCAGCGGCGCCAAAGAGCCCGGAAGACTGTGCAGCCGCACCGCCAATGCCGAGCGCGGTGGCGAACTGCATAATGATCGGCTTGGTAATCGCCAGGTGCGCCAGCTCGGCGAGCAGTTGTTTAAAGCCATCGATCAGGCTTTGCGAGAAGCCTTTGAAGCCTTTGTCAATGTTCTTCCAGGCGTCCGCGAACGAACTATCGATCCGATCAACCGCGCCCTCGGTGAACTGCCCCCAAGCGGTCGCCGCGCGCTGGTTCTGCTCATACTCAACGCCCAGGCGGGCAATGGCATCTCGATAGGCGTCTGCATGATCCTTATCCAGATCCATCGCCTTGTTGAGCGATTCCAGTTCGCGGGTGTAGTCGCGGAGTAACTTTGTCTGCGGGTACAGGCGATCTACAATGCTGTTTGCTTCGTTTGCCTGTTCGACTGCCTTATTGTTTTCCAATTGGGCTTTTGTCGTCGCTACAAGCTGGTTGTACTCATCGGAACCAACGGCAATTTTCTTTCCGATAAGCGAAGCCTGGACGGCTTTGGAGACGTTGAACGCATCTACTGCTGCTTGGCCCTGCAGTGTTGCGACAGCTTCTTTTTGCAGATTGTCGATCTCGACCCGCATTTCGGAAATATGCTTGGCGACGTCAGCACGGTCCTGTGCGTCCTGCATGTCGTTAATGGCTTTGGTGACTTTGTCGCGAGCACCTGCGCCGGTTTTCAGCAGCTCTTCTTCGATCTTCTGCTGGATGGTCAACGCCCGGACATTGTCGGCACCGCCGAGATAAGCATCCGCCATCTCGTTGGAGGCTTTCGTCGAGATTCCAGACTTATCCAGCAGCTCTTGAAGCGCTTTCGCCTGGTTCTTCAGCGCTGTAGCTGCAGCATTTGCAGCCTTGTCGACACGTTTGTTGGCGTCTGTTGTGGCATCGAGCTGAGCCACGGCCGCCTCAGCACGCTGGTCTGGCGTAGCCTTTGGCTTCACCGGCGCAACGGGAGCGGTGCCGCCATTGGTGAGCAGTCCGTAACCAGTTTGATTTCTCGTGTCCGGCTTCGCGTCGGGGAGCAAAAGCAGGTTACGGCCCTTGGTCAGGTTCACCGCCTGGTTGATCACCAGTTGCATGGCATTAACTTGGCGAGTGGCGCTGTCTTCCGCTGCTTTCGCGGTATCGTCTAGCGCCTTCTTCTGAGCAGCGGCAGCCTCGTTCGCAGCATCTTCAGCGGCGTACAGCGAGACGAGTTGAGCGCGCAGGCGGACCTTCTCGGCTTCGGCACTTTGCTTGATCGCTTCCTGATACTTTTTCAGGACGTCGGTCTGATCGGCAATGATCTTGGCTTGGGCAGCCTGTGCCGGGGTGGCGCCCATCTTTGCTGCGGTATAAGCAGCCTCGGCAGCCGCGTTAGCGCCGAGCAAATCACGGGTCTTGGTCAGTTGCTCAATGTATTTATCCCACGCGACCTGACTCGCGGTCGTCTGCCCTGAACCTTGCTGTGCTGCGGCAAGCTTCCCGGTTTCGGAAGTTACAGAAGTCGTTGCGGTGCTGACCTGCCCGAGCAGCTTCCCGTATTTATCGGCTTTGACGCCGTTTATTTCGTAGGCGGCGGCCGTCTGCTCGAGCATGGCCGTGTAGGAAGGCAGAATCGCTTTGTTCTCTTTCACCCACTCGGTGACGCTGTTCAGCGAGCGAGAGCCGTTGCGAACCTCCTCCAACATCCTGGCGAATGCTTGGCCGCTTTCAATACCAGCGGCACCCAACTGATCGAAAGCTTCCTTGCCCCGCAGGGAGTAATCATTCAGCGCGGCGCTGACGTCAGCCAAGGCAGTGGCTTGCTTTTCGGTCCAGGTAGAGACCTGCAGGGTGCGCTGCGCCTCGCCCAGCTCTTTAAATTTGGCGATCGAGTCATCGATAGTCAGGTTTTGGTCAATGAGTGCTGCCGTAGCGGTCTTGGCGCTGCCGCCGAAATCAATGAAAGACGCGGCAACAAGTCCGATGGTGGCAAGTATGCCGACCGGGCCGGTGAGTAGCGCCAGAAGCCCGCCGCCGGCGGCCGAGACCCCGGCTAGGGTCCTGGACACGCCTGTAGCTGCAGCGGAAGTCTTCTCCGACGCAGCAACGGCCTCATTCACCGCCAGCGTTGTTTCACCGTAGGCGCCCGCCGCCGCTGCTCGGCGCTGGTAGGCCGCTTGGATTTCCGCAGAAGTAGCCGCTGATGTTTGGGCAAGTGAAATTTCGGCAGCCTTGACCTGATCAATGACCAGGACTTCAGCTTGGCGAAGCTCAACGAGGCGATTGATGGACTGCGCCCGACCGGCTTCTGTGATTTGGGCGCGCAGGCGCTGCTCTTCCAGAGTGCGTTCAGCCACCAGCGCGGTCTGAACCGTCTGAAGGTTGGCCAGCTCGGAAGCTTGCCGAACTCGGTCTGCGGCAACCTTTTGCTCTGCGGTCGCCAGCTCAACATTGGCGCGCTCGAGCATGGCCTTCGCATCGACCTGACGAGACTGGGCAGTGAGCAGCGTCTGAGATGCGGATGCAGCGTCGGCACGGACGGCTCTGTCGGCGGCAATGCTCGACTGAGTCAGCGCGGCCGCTTGCTTGATGGCTGCGCCGGCCGATGCGAGGAATGCGACGACGGACTGGCCAAGCGAGAGCGTGAGGCGGGCCCCGATGATCACCGCCAGCTTCTCGACCGCACTTGTCACATTTTCTGCTGTTTTCGACAGCCCTCTTCCGTCGGCTGAAACCGCGTCCAGGGTTTTGGATACCGATGTCAGTACCCCGCCCAGCTTCTGACTTACGCCAGAGGTCTGGTCCAGCCGACCGATAAGATTGGTTGCAGAATTGTCCAGCTTGGTCATGCCTTGGCTGACAGTGACCTGCATTCTCCCAAACAGCTCGTTTACCGCCCCGGCCTGCGCCTGAAGAGCCTTGACTACAGAATCAGCGGTCAGCTTGCCAGCAGCACCCAGAGAGCGCAGCGCGCCCACGGACACGCCCATACCCTTGGCAATGGCCTGGGCAAGGGCCGGGGCTTGTTCGAGGACTGAATTGAGCTCCTCCCCGCGCAATGTGCCCGATGCGAAGGCCTGGCCCAGCTGAATGAGCGCAGCGTTGGCCGACTCAGTCGAAGCCCCACTGATGACCATAGTCTTGCTGATCGTTTCCACGATCCCGGCGACGCCCTGCCCTGTCAGCTTCAGTTCTTTCTGATTGGTTGCGATGCGCTGATAAAGCTCGGCCGTAGCCGTCAGAGGCTGGCCAGAACGCTGAGCGATATCAAATACTGCATTTTGAGCCGCGGTGAATTCAGCAGCGCCCGTGGTAACCAGTTTCAGCCGGTTGGCGATCGTAGTGTAGGCCTCAGCGTGCTTCAGCAGTTCGCTGATGCCTGCAACGCTGACAACGCCAGCGAGCGCGCCTTTCAGCACGCCGGCAGCCGCCTGCGCGCTTGCTCCCGCTCGATCGAACGCGCTGTCGACTCGGCTCAGCTGTGCATCAATACGTCCGGAGACCTGCGCGACGGTCGAATCCGCTTTCGCCATTTCCTGGCGGAGCTGTGCTGTCGTTGCCTCCAGCCGGATCAGCATCCCGCGAACTTCTTGACCTGCCATTCACTTTTCTCCGGGCACAAAAAACCCGCACATGGCGGGATGGGGGGTAGCTTGAAGTCAGTGCAGAAAACGCGGGCCAACTTACCCGCGCACTCCGCGAATCTTGGCCTTGATGCGCTGCCGTTTTTCTTCGGGCGTTTCGTTTGGTGGCGGCCCGCTGGACTCGCCAGAGCCCTCAGACTGACCGTATGGGTTGGTCGCTCGCAGAAACTCGACTTTCGCTTCCCACGCCATCAAAATTTCAGGCACTGCGGCAGCCCAGGCTTCGCTAGGCGGCCAGCCAAGGTAACCGGTGGCTATGCCAAACAGCTCATCGACATAGCTACCGTTACCCTCCCGCCTTACTTTTTTACCTTGTCGCCGCCGGCAGCCTCGGCTTCAGCCAATTGGTCTGCGGTTTTCGCGGCCGGGTTCAGCAGAGCGCTCAGGTACTCGATCAGAGTTGGAGTGATGCTGATGATGCCCGCTTGGTAGATGGCCTCTTCCAATTCTTCTTGGGCGGATGGCTTGAGGGCCAGGCCGGCGCCAGCAATGACCACCTGAAGGATTGCCGACAGGTTGAAGCGTTGGACCTCCTGCATCGCCGGGAGGATGCCGCCCAGTGCGCGCTCGATCTTTTTCACCGCCTTGAGGTTGAACGCGAGGGTGTAAGACTCATCGCCGATTTCGAGCTCAACAGTACCGTGGTCAGTCTTGGACATGGATCGGTGTTCCTTATGGAAAGAGATTTAGAACAGGCGCCGCGAACGCAACGCCTGGGTGTCGCGGGAAGCCGTAAGCCTTACGGGGTTACCGGGGCTTCTTGCTCATAGATTGCGGAGTTGATCGCGATCGAGACGGTTGTCTTGCGAATCGCCTCGGCGGTGCCGATCTGCTTGCGGTAGGTCAGGACCTGGCCGGTGTAGAAATCGGCCTCGCCATCGCCGTAGTCGATCTGAACCGCATAGTTGTCATCGCTGCGCTGGGCGGCTTTGAGTGCTTTCTGTCCAGCGTCGGTCGTATCAGAACCGAGTGTGATTTGCTGGGTGCCGGCGTCGAAGGTGCCTTTCACCTTGCGTTTGCGTCGGTTGGCCAACGCGGTGAAGTCGGACGTACTGGCCTCGTCGCCAATCTCGCCGGCGTCCTCAACTTCGCCAACCTCGACATAGATCAGCGCCTTCAAGGCGGTCAAAGCGGTGGCACGGCCGGCGTCGTCTTCGCCATAGGTGACGTTGTGAGCCGGGCCAATCAGAAATCGGATACCGGCGGAAGTGGTGATAGACATGTTTGCCCTCCAGGGAGCGAGTGGTTTTTAAGCGATAAAAAACCCGCTCATTGGCGGGTGCTGGTGTTGCTCGGCGGTGTCAGTGCTGGGTGATGATCCGAAGGGTCACCGATCCCATGTAGGTCTTTCCGTCCGGCTCGCGGTTGGTCTCGGTGCGGACCACGCGAACCGAAACGGCGGTACCTGTCTCCAGCGGCAGCGCGACCTCGTCCAGCGCGTCGGCAATTTCGCCGTTGATGCGCTTGACCTCCTCCTGCCCTTGATAATCCGACCAGACCGACAGGTAAAACAGCCTGTTTTCGCGCTTCTTGCCGCTGATCGGGGTGGTGTTGTCGACGGCCTCGTAGTCGAGGGTCACGTAAGGAAACGGCGTGTCATCAGGGACGTCGTCAAAGACGGGCGCCGACAGACTCGCTGACAATTTTTCGTAAATCGCTTTCTGAAGCGCGATCCCTGGGTCGCTCATGTGCCCTCCGCCGCTTTCCGTAGAGTCGAATCAATCGCACGACTGATCAAGGTTGCGATCTGGTCTCGGTTCATGTCATAGGACGGTCTGAGCCAAGGATGCGCAGGCTTGGCACCAACGACATGTTCACCACGGGTGTACTGCTTGGTGCCGTACTCAAGAAAGATGCCGTAGAAGAAATGCCGGTTGGCTTTTTTGCCACGAATCCCGATCTGCGCATCAAGCCCGCTTTTCGAGACGAACGCTTCAAGGGAATCCTCGATGTGATCGGAGGAATTCGGATCACGGGGGATGAGGTGTTGCTGCGTGGCCAGGACCAGATCAGCAGCCTCGACCATCGCTGGCCGCAAGTCGCTCTCGATCTCGTTGCCGATACGGCGCAACAGGCCGCGAAGCTTGAAGTCGCCCTGAATGCTTGATCGGCGGGCCATGGTTAGCTCTTCGCTTTAGATTTCGACGGTTTTGCAGGCGCGGTTTCCGCTTCAGGCTCACCCTCAGCGGTGCGCTCCACCAAACCACGTGCGACCAAGGCATCCGCCTCAGTTGCGTTCACAACGAACTCGTCACCCGGAAGTTTCCAGCCATTGCCGGTGGATAGACGGGCCAGTGCTTTTACTTTCATGGTTCACCTCATGGGTTTTTGACGTTTGAACACAGCAGGCGCAGCATCGTCCGGTCGTTGTCCGGCAGCACCGCTTCGATGAGGTAAGTCTCACCGGTGAAATACAGCCGCTGACCGGCCTTGAAGCCACTGGCCATCCGAACGCGAATTTCGGCTGTGACAATCGTCTTGATTTGCTGAGCGGTTGGAGACGTTCGCCCGGTCGGGATGGTGATCTCGGCGCGCACCTTGCGCACCTCAACCCACGCTAGCGGCTTGGATCCGCCAAGACCGTCCGGGCTTCGCATCTGTTCCTGCAATAATCCGCGATGACGCAAAGGGCCGGCTCTCATCAGAAACGCTTCCTTGTCCAGAGAAGGGCCTCAACCCCCATAGGCACGCGATTGGCCGTGGCGTTCACCACAACGTCTTCGCGGTTTGCGTACCAGTGTCCTACCAGCAGAAGCACGGCCTGCTGGACGTCGAGGGTCAATGCCATTTCACCAGGCGTTGCCGGCACCTCGACAATGCGGCGATCACAGTGCTGCTGAACGTACTCGACAGCTGCGTCGACATAAGCTGCAATCAGCGTGTCATCCTGGTCGTCGTCAACACGTAGATGCTCTTTGACGAGGACGAGATCAAGCATTTACTTGTTCTCGTTGGGCTTGGCGGACTTGTTGCCAGAGGGCTTAGCCTTCTCGACCAGGCCTTTGCCGATCAGTGTGTTGGCCAGCTCTTCGTCTTCGATATCAAGAATCTGTCCGGCCTGGATGCGGCCGTTCGCAGTTTTGAGCTTTTCAGGATCGCCTTCAAAGCCCCAAAGCACTTTCAGTTCCATGGTTTTCTCCCAGAAAAAAGGGGCCGTGAGGCCCCAGGTGACCAGCACCGGATGGTTTATGCAGCTTTGGCGAAGCGGCCTTTTACGAAGGCGAACTTTTTGCGCACCGCCAGGCCAAGACGCTCTTCAACCAGAATCGCGCGCTGGTTCTT